GACTCATTCGCAAACACCACCGTTCCAGAAACGTCTGCCTCTACTTTATCAGTCCAAAGTCTATGACGTTTACCTAAAAGCTCTGCTGCTTTGATTCTATCCTTTGCTCCGACCTCGATATCTGTAATCGTTTGACCTAATTCTCCGATACTTATCAAGGTCTGTTCTTGCGTCTCTCCACGCATAACAGAAGTTAGATAACTAAGCACCTCTTGCTGATCTGCAATCTTTTCAGAATCAAGCTGTTTCAGTCGTTCATCTATATATGTTTTAATCTTAGGATTCTTTAGTAACTTGTGCCCTTCGACACCTGCCACTCTATCACTAGAAGCGCGATAACCCGCTTTCTTATAGGATTCAGTCGCATTGCCCGAGATGATGTACTCATCTGCAAATCTCTTTTGTTTTATCGTTAATTCATTCAATTTTCCATCACCTCCATTCACAAAATCAAAAAAGCCACACGTTTGTGTGACTTACTGCAAGGCGACTACTGACCTTGCAAACTGATAGATATTATATTTGTTTTTTATTTTTTTGTAGTCTTTTAAAACCTCTGAAGGAATCAAACCCTCTAGCTTATAACTTACCTAGGATATAAGTAGCTACGCAATCATGCGAGGTCCAGTCGTTACTGCCGACCATTTAATAAGTTAGGGACGGTGTTCGGAGTCGAACCAAAAAAGAAGTTTATAAAATAAAGGAGACAAAACCACTTACCCATCACCGCCACAAAGGGCACAAGGCCCTTAAAAATTACAGGAGTCATCAATCCATTTGCTGACAATATCATAATATCATTTAGAAATTATCATTTACTCTCTTTATTATCAAAAGTATTAGTTATTTCTTGAATCGCTTTATCTCTTGCACGTTGAATTGTTGCGTTGCTACAATTCAATCTTCTCTGGACTTCGCTCCACTGAAGGCCATCAATATAAAGCAATCTCATAACAATATTTTGGATCGGGTCAGCAAGATTTTCAATCGCTTTGATTAAGTCATCTTGTTCTTGATATTCTTCTTCAATCTTCTTGTAGATCTCATCGATCTTATCAATCACACGGATATTCAATTCTTCAGACTTGTTCTTGTTATCCTTGGATTTAGGCATACTATCGAATGACTGCCCTTTAATCGTTCCAGATCTAAGACTGATAATCTCATGATGCATTGATTTAATCTTAATATTCGCATAAGGCAGTCGCTTCAAACGTTTCTTAATATCAATCAAATTCATTCCCCTCCAATAAAAATATTCATAGGTAATTTAAAATATGTTGCTACATCTTCAACGTTGTATAAATTCGGTTTTAATTCCAAATTCTCCCATTTTTTAATCGTAGAATCTGAATACCCTAGTTTGTCAGCCAAATTTTTTCGTGACAATTTATTATCTTTTCGTTTTTGCCTTAACATAAACGAAAATCTTTCACATTGTCTTTTTGTTATTGGTTTATCGTAGTCCATTTTCCATCTCCTCAATCAACCAATCAAGATTCTTTCTTGCTTTCTTTAAATCCTCAATACCGTTTTTCTTTTGGAAACGTAGTAAGTATTTAATCGTGTTGCCCCAATAGAAACCTTCGACTCCTTCTAGTCCAAAAACAAAGTTCTTAACAACTTCAATAGCTTCAAGTCCGAACTTACCTTTATAATGGCTAGGGTTGTTGATTTTATCAGTATTGTTAAAATTTTCCAAAACTTGTTCGTAAGATTTTTCTTTCATTCTTCCACCTCATCATCTTCATAATAATCAACTTTTGCAAAGTGTTTAGGGTTGATAGTGATAATTCTTTCTTCTGGTTCAATTTGATGTAATGTAAAAAATTTTATATTGCCATGTTCAAAAAAATTAAACATATCAAGAATATCTTCAAGGCTTTCTTTTACCTTTATAATTTCATCCATGTATGGATTTTGTAGCCTGATATTTGTCATTCCGTTACCTCCTCAATCTCAATCCCTTCACAATCAAATACCCAGCCAAAGCCAGCTTCTTCTAGTTCTTTGCGGGTGAATTTTGTTTTGTAAGTACGGTTTTCTTCTGAACTTGAAAAAAGCCATTCATTTGAATGTTTTTCGCAGTTCAAAGTTTCGTGATTTCCGCAAATCCCTTTCACTCTCACCCGATACCGCTTTTCTTCCTCAATCTCGTAGCCGAATTGGTGCATATTAGCTAGGGTTTGAAATGGTTTATTGTTAGCATGATTCATCCATTCATAAAATTCAGACTTTTGTTGTTTTCCCCAGTGCAAAATGTATTCCCAAATATCATATTCTAAATCATCTTTATGCTTTTCATACCACTCCACCACAAACTGCGGTACTACTGGTTTTTCGGGTTCGTCTAGTTGTTCTAAATCTTGTAAAAAGATCTGGCGCGCTAGCTCTGCTCCTGGAGCATTCCATACACCTTCAAGTCTTTTGTACTTCTTTATCAATTCCTTTTTATTCATTTTTCAACTCCTCCAACTGTTTCTCCATCTTCTTCAACTGCTTCTTAAGAAACTCACGATGCGCAGTCCGACCTTGTGCGAATTTTCCATTGCACTGGGTAGAATATTTCTCAATCTCTTCCTTGGTTTTCTCGATCGAGTGTTCCAATCCTTCAATCATTGTCTGTTTGCTATATTTCATAATTCAACCTGCTTGTTTTTCTAACCAGTTAAAGAGCAAATCGAATTGCTCCGTCACCAGCTCGTCATCATTGTATTGTTTGCAAATTTCTCCGATAGACGACGCAGCCCATTGCCAATATGCATCTGTTCCGAATCCAACTTCTTGACTTTTTTGGTTGCTGCGTGCCATCCATTCCGGAATTTGTCTGCTAAAGAAATCAATGTAATCAATCTTCATTCCAATTCCTCAATTTTGATATAGATCCCGACTGTATCTGCCCAGAACTTTTCAGCAATCTCGCTGGCCACTTGTGCATCGTCTTTCCAGTATCCAAGTTTCGTCATGCAGTCCTTGAGCAACTTCTGCAGATTGTCCGTATCTGGCTTCGTGGTCTTGTACTGGCCGTCGTAGCTTTTCTTGATACGCGGGAAGCACCACTTGACCGTCAGTCGAATTGCTCCTTTAAATTTATCAGGAGGCACATGCTGGGCAAGCAAGCTCTCAAATTTCGCCCTGGCATTTTTCAGATCCTCTGGCTCGTAAAAGATTGGCTTTCCAAATTGGACGTTTACCTTTTTTTGTTGGTGAGTCGTTGTCGGAATTTTTTGCATCGGTAAAAAGAATTCAATAGACATTTTTATAAATGCACTTCCTTTCTTTTCTAATTTCGCGCTTAGTCCATGGACCTTGTATATGACAGGGTGCGTTTTAAGCAACCCTGTCTATACAGGTATGGACATGATGGACGACAGGACATTATCTATATATATAATATATAGTTGTCTGTCGCGCGACAACACCGTATTTTATGGTTCTGTCGCGACAACGACAGCACCGTAATTTTATAGTGTTGTCGTTGTTAGGACATGACCGGAATTTTACGGTTCTGTCGCTGATTTTATTACAGGGATAATGTTACCTGTATTTTTATCTATTTGATATTTTTTAGATGTTTTTATTCGTCTTTCGACAGTTCTGACAGTTATACCTAAGTAATCTGCTACATCCTCTTTCGATGGCGGCTCGCCATAATTTGCATTTTCAATCGCTTCGTCAAACTCTATCAACTTTTGCTTTTTATCTTCCTTTGCATTCTTTTTGCGAGTTTCTTTAGCTCTTTGCCAGCTTGGTTTATCATCTTCCAATTGGATATCCGCCAGCACGCCCGTTTCATCAAGCGCATGCACTGGATAGCTGAACCACATGTTCACCGGCTTGAATTTGGCAAACTCGCGAAGCGTACCTTCTACACGCCATGCAGTCGCTATCTGAATTTGTTTGCGTACTTCTTCGAGCTTGTCCACGTATGGAGCTCGAACCATGACATCATCGATGCCTTTTTCAAAGTGCGTTCTCATCTGAGTTGGACTCAATAGATCATCTAGTCCGACATTCTGTTGGTAATAAGCGTTATTTCGTTCTTGTAAAGCTTGCTTATAAACCTCGCACGCGGCCTGATTCAGCCTTTGAGTAAGTAATTCCTCTGACACTTCCAGCTCTACTAAGTCGATAAGCGCATCAGGATCTCGAGCGAATACACCCGAACCACTAGCGCGGTCCATGGACTTCTTGCCGCCTT